CAGCGCTTCCGCCGCGCCATCGGCGTGCCGGATTCGCATGAGGAATACAGCGTCGAAGCAAAGCACGACCTCTGCGGCCCGGATGCGGAGGTCAACAAGCGGCTGCACGAGGCGGGCTTCACCTGCGCCCAGGTGCAACTGGTCTATGACCTGGCCGCCGAGCGTCTGCTGCCGCTGATCGCCGAGGCCGCCGCCGATTACGAGGCCGAGAAGCAGCGCGGCAAGCTGGCCGAGGCGCTGGGCGGCGAGACGCAGTTCAAGCGCCTGGCGCCGCAGATCGCCGCCTGGGGCCGCGCCAATCTGCCGCCGGGCGTTTTCGAGGCGCTCTCCACCACCGCTGAGGGCGTGCTGGCGTTGCATGGCATGATGGCCAAGGCCGAACCCAGCCTGGCGCGCGAGGCCGAGCCCGCCGGCAGCGTGGACGAGCAGGCGCTGCGCAAGATGATGCGCGACCCGCGCTACTGGCGCACCCGGGAGCCGGAATACGTCAAGCGCGTGACCGAAGGCTTCAAGCGGCTGTTCGGCAACGGCTGAGCCGATAGCGGCAGGGTTCGCAGCCTCGCTCGCCCTGCTGCGGCGGGCCGCTGGCGCGGTGCATCGCACTCCGGCGGCCCGCCTTCCCGAAATCCGCCTCGCCCAACCCGCCATCGCGGGCGCGATGGCGCGCGCGCATCGCCGGCCCCGATACAGGGACCAACCGGGCGGTGCGGGCATCACCCCCAGAAGTCTCCTTCAAGGAACATCCGATGTCCGCCACGATCGACCAGGTTTTCGCGAAGCAGTTCGAGTCCGAGGTGCATGAGGCCTATCAGCGCCAGGGCAGCAAGCTGCGCCCCACGGTGCGCAGCAAGAACGGCGTGCGTGGCGCCTCCACCGTGTTTCCCATCGTCGGCCGTGGCACGGCGGCGGCGAAGGCGCGCAACGGCGCGGTGCCAGTGATGAACCTGTCGCATTCCCATGTGGAATGCTTCCTGCAGGACTACTATGCCGGCGAGTGGATCGACCGCCTGGACGAGCTGAAGACCAATATCGATGAGCGCGCCGTGGTGGCCAATGCTGGCGCCTATGCGCTGGGCCGCAAGACGGATGAGCTGATCATCTCCGCCATGGATGCCGGCACCCGCGAGGCTATCGGCACCGCCGCCGGCACCACGGATACCGACGGGCTGACCAAGGCCAAGGTGCTGCTGGCCTTCGAGATGCTGGGCGCCGCCGATGTGCCGGATGACGGCAACCGCTTCGCCATCGTCGGCTGGAAGCAGTGGAGCGACCTGCTGCAGATTCCTGAATTCGCCAATACCCAGTATGTCGGCGATGACGAATTGCCCTGGAAGGGCACGCAGGCCAAGCGCTGGCTGGGCGCGACCTGGATGCCGCATTCCGGCCTAACCAGGAGCGGCAACCTGCGCTTCTGCTACTTCTACCACAAGACGGCCATCGGCCATGGCGTGGCGCAGGAAGTCGCCACCGACATCACCTGGCACGGTGATCGCGCGGCCTTTTTCGTCAACAACATGATGAGCCAGGGCGCGGTGCTGGTGGATGAGACCGGCGTCGTGCGGATGCGCGCCTTCGAGGCCTGAGCGCGGCATGGCCGGGGGTTTGCGCCCCCGGCCTGCTTCCATTTCCCTCAACGCCGATCAGGAGTTCTGCCGATGGCGCTCTCTGCCCTCGTCCTCTGCTCGCGCGCGCTGCTCAAGATCGGCGCGCAGCCTGTCGCCTCCTTCGATGAAGGCACCGCCGAGGCGGAGGTGGCGGCGAATCTTTATCCGTCTGTGCGGGACGCGATGCTTTCCTCGCACCCCTGGAGCTTCGCCACCGGCCAGATGAACTTGCCCCGCCTGGCGGAAGTTCCCTTCGCGGACCATCGTCATGCCTACCAGATGCCTGCGGATTTCCTGCGCGTGCTGTCCGCCGGCAGCGGCGGCGCCGGGCGCGGGTTGTCCTACCGCCTGCACGAGCAGCGCCTGCATACCGATGCCGATCAGGTAACGCTGACCTATGTGTTCCGGCCGGAGGAAAGCGAGTTTCCGCCTTTCTTCGCCGCCGCGCTGGTGACGCGGCTGGCCGCCGAATTCTGCATCCCGCTGACGGAAAGCACCTCGCGCGCCGAGATGCTGCACCGGATGGCCGATGGCGAGTTCCGCGCCGCGCGGCTGGCCGACAGCCAGCAGGCCACGGTGAAGGCCATCGAGGATTTCCCTTTGATCATGGCGCGGGGGTGAGGCCATGGCCATGGGCCGCAGCGTCAAGACCAGCTTTACCGCGGGGGAACTCGGCGACCAGCTTCTGGGCCGGGGCGACCTGCGCGCCTTCGAGAATGGCGCGCGGCGCCTGCGCAACGTCTTCATCCAACCCACTGGCGGCGTAACACGCCGGCCCGGCCTGCGCCACGTTGCGCTGTTGCCAGGAAAAGCGCGGTTGATCGCTTTCGAGTTCAACACGGAACAGACCTATCTGCTGGTGCTGACGGATCGGCTGTTGCAGGTCTTCATGGGTGATGTGCTGGCGACGCAACTGCCGGCGCCCTGGACGGAAGGCATGTTGGACAACATCGCCTATACCCAAAGCGCCGATACGCTGCTGGTGGTGCATCCGGACCTGCCGCCGCAGCGCATCAACCGCAGCAGCCATACGGCCTGGAGCATTGCGGGCTGGTCTTTCGTGGAGCAGCCCTTCCACCGCTTCGCGCCGCCGGGCGTCACGCTTTCCAGCAGCGCCACGACGGGTATGGTGACCCTGACCGCCAGTGCTGCTGTCTTCCAGCCAGGACACGTCAATACGTTTCTGCGCATCGGCTTGAAGAAAGTGCTGGTTACAGAGGTGATCTCGTCAATGTTGGCGGCTGCGGTGGTGCAGGAGCCGCTGGCCAGCACCGGCGCGACTGCCGACTGGGACGAGGCCGCCTTCAGTGCCGCGCATGGCTGGCCCGTCACTGTCTGCTTCCATCAGGACAGGCTGGTGATCGGTGGCGCGCGGGATCTGCCGAACCGGCTTTGGCTCTCCCGCTCCGGCGATCTGTTCAACTTCGATCTCGGCACCGGCCTGGATGACCAGGCGATCGAGTTTGGGCTGTTGTCGGATCAGGTGAATGCCATCCGCGCTGTTTTCTCTGGCCGGCATCTGCAGGTCTTCACCTCGGGCGCCGAATGGATGGTGACAGGCGATCCGATGACGCCGGCCTCGATCCAGTTGCACCGGCAGACGCGCATCGGCTCGCCCGTCACGCGGATGATCCAACCGGTGGATGTCGATGGCAGCACCATCTTCGTCTCCCGCGCCGGGCAGGGGATCTATGAATATGCTTACACAGACGTGCAGCAGGCCTATCAGGCCAGCGATCTGGCGCTGGTGGCGCGGCATCTGGTGCAGGTACCAATGGCCATGGCTTACGACCAGACCCGGCGGCTGCTGCATGTCGCGATGGAGGGGGGCTGGCTCGCCACGCTGACGCTCTACCGCACCGAGCAGGTCACGGCCTGGACACGGCAGGATACCGATGGGCGTTTCTCCTCGCTGGCTGAGATCGATGGCACCGTCTGGTGCGTCACCTTCCGCATCGGCGGCTGGCGGCTGGAGCGTTTCGACGATGCCCTGTCGGTCGATGCTGGCCTGAGCGGCGACATCGGCAGCGAGAAGACAAGCTGGAGCGGCCTGGCACATCTGCCGGAGGCAACCGTGCAGGTCGTGGCCGATGGCGCGCCACGCGGCCCCGTGCCGGTGGTCCGGGGTGCCGTGACGCTGGACGCGCCGGCCTTCTCCGTGCAGGCGGGCCTGGGTTTCACGCATCTCGTGGAGCCGTTGCCGCCCTCGCTCTTCTCGCCCTCTGGCTCCCGCGCCGGCCCCCTGCGGCTGGTGAGCGCGACCTTCCGCCTACTGGATACGGCGGCGCTGGCTGTCGACCTTGGCCGGGGCGCCGCGCCGGTGCCCTTCCGCCGCATGGATACGCCGATGCTGGACGCCGCGCCGCCGCGCTTCACCGGCGATGTCACGCTGCGCGGCCTGGGCTGGCGCCGTGACACCATCCAGCCGCTCTGGCGCATCGAAGGCGATACGCCGCTGCCGATGACGCTGCTTTCCGTCACCACCGAGACCAGGATGACAGATTGATGGCCCAACTCGTTCCCATCGCGGCTGTCGCCGGCACCGCGGCCTCGCTCTATGGCACGGTGCGGCAGGGGCAGCAGCAGGCCGCCACCGCCCGCGCGCAGGCGCGGCAGCAGCAGCAGGACCTGGATGCCCGCGCGCAGCAGCTTGCCAGCGCGCAGGCGGCCGAAGCACGTAGCCGGCAGGACAAGCTGGAGCGCACCGTCTCCTCCACCCGCGCGCGGCTGGCGGCTTCCGGGGTCAATCCCGATCAGGGTTCGGCCGGCGCCATCACCGCCGGCCTGGCGCAGGACGCGGCGGAAGCAGCAGCCGACAGCGCCGGCACCTATGAGGCACGGCTGGCATCCGGCCGCAGCAGCCTGCTGAACGCCGATGGCTCGCTGACCACCTGGCTGCGGGCCGGCAACAGCTTCGGCAGCGCCGTGCGCAACCTGCTGGACTGAACACTTCGCGCCCCGCCGCGAGGCCCGGGCTTTCCCTCACCCTTTCGCATGAGAGATCCGAATGGCCGAGCATATCCGCATCGGCGACGTCGCGCCGCGTGTGCATTACGCGGCGGATGGCGCGCAGACCGTCTTCATCTATCCCTTTCCGATCTTCCAGGTCGCTGACATGGAAGTCCGCGTGGATGGGCGGGTCGTCTCCGGTGGCTATACGGTGCTGGGCGCGGGCGCCTCCGGTGGCGGACGTGTCGTCTTCGGCCAAGCGCCGCAGGCGGGCAGCATGGTGGCCCTGCGCCGCCGCATGGTCATCGCGCGCAACAGCGATTTCCAGCCCAATGGCCTGCTGCGCGCCAATACGCTGAACGATGACCTCGACCGCCAAGTGGCGGCGATGCAGGAATTCCGCGACGACACCGGCAGCATGCTTCGCGCCAATCCGGGCGAGGCACCCACCGGCCTGGTGCTGCCGGACCGCCCGGCACGCGCCAACCGCGTTCTGGGCTTCGACAGTCTGGGCAATGTCACCGCATTCGCCAGGGAAGAAGGTGTGCTGAAGGTGCCACAGGTCGGCGCCATCGCCCGCACCATCGCGGACAAGATGGGGGAGGTGCTCTCCGTCCGTGATTTCGGGGCGATGGGCGATGGCATCAGCGATGACGGGCCAGCCCTGCAGGCGGCGATGAATGCGGCCGCCGGCAGCGGCAAGCACCTGCTGATCGGCGAAGGCAGTTTCCGCACCACCATGCCGCTGCTGCTGCCGGGCGCGGCCCCGGGCCTGACGATGCGGGGTGCCATCATCTATGCCGGGCCTGGCGGGCATGCGGCGCTGACCCTGGGCGACGGCGCCGGCGCGCGCAATGCCGCCAAGCTGTACCAGGGGCTGCGGGTGCAGCGTGCCACGCTTTCCGATTGGGTGGACGAGGCCGATATCGGCATCCTGTTGCGCAATCTGGATGCTTCCACCGTCGAGATCCGGCAGGTGGAGGGCTTCACCATCGGCATCCGCACCCAGGGCGTGGAGCGTGGCTTCGAGGACAGCACCATCCAACTCGGCCGGATCGTGGATAACCGCATCGGCCTGGATATCCGCTGCGAGACGGCGGCGGCCTGGAACAACAGCATCCGCTATATCGGCGGGCATTTCGCCAATTCCTCCGCGACCCATACGACGAAGGACCGCTTCGGTATCCGTTTCTCCTGCGCGCCCGGTGCCTATCCGCGCCATAACGCGCATCTCTTTATCGGCCCCGGCTTCGAGTTGCAGCGCCAGGGCACGCCGGGCACCGTTGCTGCCATTCCCTTCCTGCTGGAAGCGGGGGATGAGCGCGGCATCATCGCCCGTGGCATAAGGATGGAGCAGTGCAGCCCCTTCGTGGCGCGCCATACCGGCGGTGCCAATGACTGCGTCTATGAAGTCTCCTATGTCGGGACCTATGCTTTCACCGGCACGGCGATCGATTATCCCGCCACGGCGACACGCGCGGGCGGCACCGTGGTGCCGCTGCACCAGGCGGCGGCCGCGCAAGGCGCCCCCCGGCTGGTGGCGGCAGCGGAGAATGTGCGGCAGCGTGCCTTCCGCCAGAGCATCGACACCGCCGACGGCATCGGCTTCGAGCAGATGGCGGTGCTTTCGGGCAATCCTTCCGGCCCGCCGGTCAATCTCGCTGGCTTTGCCTATGCGGGCCTGTCGCAATTCACGCTGAATGCCAATACCGTTGGCATTCCGACCAGCCGTGGCCTCGCCTTCGTCGTCGATTGCGGCGATTGCAAGGAGTTCTTCATCGCCGCCGAGGGCGCGGAGCTGCGTCCGGTGGTGATGCAGTTCGATGCGAATGAGAATGTGCTGGCGGAATCCAGCCCTGCGCTGCTGTCCAACATGAACATGGTCTGGGCCGGCAGCCCCTCCTTTTTCTGGGAAGGCAATGCCAATCTGGATGGTCTGGTGGGTGGCCTGGCCATCAACCGGCTGCAGCGCGTGACGCTGCATGCCAATGCACGCTTCGCCGCGATCGGCGTCCGTGGCGGCACGGCGGCCGCGGTGTTGAAGGCGCTTCGGCTCTATTGCTCGCCCATGCATGCGCCGGCGCTGATCTATGGCGGCAGCCACAAATGGGGCGTGCGGGAATATACCACCTCCGACAGTGGCTGGGTGGTGCCGGCCCTAGCGGCGGGTGCGACCGCCACGCGGGATGTGGCTTTGCCCGGCGTGCGGCAGGGGGATTTCGTGCAGGCTTCCTTCGCCAAGTCCACCGGCTTCCAGAATGGCGGCGTTGTTTTCCAGGCCAGCGTGGGGGGCAATGCCGGCGTCGATCAGGTACGTGTCACGGCGCAGAATATCAGCGGCGGCAGCATCACTGTCGATACCGGAACCCTGTTTCTGCGTGCCACCAAACCGAGGATATGATCCATGAAAGCCATCCCTCCGGCACTGGCCGCCGAACTGGATTCGGCGGCGATGCGGGTGGTGGAGGATTACGGCGCTTTCATCGCGCGCGGCCCCGCGCCGGGCACGCATGACGACGCCAAGGCCTTCGCCGCGCATCACGCCGCCGCCAAATCGGCGCTGGCGCATCTGGAGCATCTATTGAAGCTCGCCCGTGCCGCCGGCGCGGGGAAGGAGGTCACGGGCGTCGCCCAGGCCCATGCGCTGCTGCTGCAGGCACGCGGCGCGATGTCGGCCGAGGCGCGGGAGGATGAGGAGGATGGCGCCGATGACGGAACCTCCGGCTGATCTGCTTGAATTCGTCTGGGTCTGGAACACGCGACTCGGCCAGGGCACGCCCGCCGTGCATCGCCGGATCCTGCGCTGGCTGGGCGCGCGCAGGCAGGCGGAGGAAGGCCGCCTCTTGCTGATGGCCTTCCGCGGCTGCGGCAAGTCCACGCTCGTCGGTCTTTATTGTGCCTGGCTGCTGGCGCGGTGGCCGGAGACGCGCATCCTGGTGCTGGCGGCGGACCATCAACTGGCCACCAAGATGGTCGCGGCGGTGCGGCGCATTGTGGAGCGGCATCCGCTCTGCGCCCATCTGGTGCCGCAGCATGCGGAGGCCTGGGCGGCCGACCGCTTCATTGTCAATCGCGGCGGCGCATTGCGGGACCCTTCCGTGCTGGCGGCGGGACTGGGCGGCAATATCACCGGCACGCGCGCCGACGTCATCATCTGCGACGACGTGGAGGTCGCCGGCAATTGCGATTCTCCCGGGAAGCGGGAGGAACTCCGCGAAAGGCTGGCGGAGACGGAGTTCATCCTGACGCCGGGCGGCACCATCCTCTATGTCGGCACGCCGCATTGCGCCGAAAGCCTCTACCTGCATCCGGACGAGGGCGAGGCCTTCCTTGGCCGTTATCGCCGGCTGCTGATCCCGTTGCTCGACGGGGCAGGGCGCAGCGCCTGGCCGGAGCGTTTCTCGCCTGAGGCCATCGCGCGGATGCGGGAGCAGGTGGGGCCAATTCATTTCGGCCGGCAGATGCTGTTGCGTGCCGTGGCGGGCGGCGCCGCGCGGCTCGACCCGCGGCAGATCATCCGCTACGCGGAGGATACCGATTATCGTGAGGCGCATGGCCGCCCGGTGCTGACGCTGCTCGGGCGGCGGATGGTCTCCGGTGGCGGCTTCTGGGACCCGGCTTACGGGCGGCCGGGCAGCGGCGATGGCTCGGTCCTCGCGGCCACCTACAGCGATGCCGAGGGTCATCACTACCTGCATCGGCTGGCTTACCTGACGCATGACCCGAATGCGCCGGACGACCCGGCCACGCAGCAATGCCGGCAGGTGGCGCAGATCGCGCGGGAATTGCTGCTGCCGGTGCTGCGGGTGGAAACCAATGGCATCGGCCGCTTCCTGCCGGCCCTCCTGAAACGGGAGATGGCGCGGGCTGGCGCCGCCTGCGCGGTGGTGGAGCAGCATAGCCGGCACGCCAAGCAGGACCGCATCCTCTCGGCGCTGGACCCGGTGCTGGCGGCGCGCAAGCTGCATGCGCATGACCGGGTATTCCGCACGCCTTTCCCGACCGAGATGGCGGAATGGAAGGCGGATACGCCCGGCTTGCGCGACGACGCGCTGGATGCCGTCTCCGGCTGCCTGCTGGCCGAGCCGGTGCGGCTGCCGGGCGCGCCGCCGCCGCCGCGCGGTCCAGGCTGGCGCGGGGGCTGAGGCGCATGGAGAGGGGGACAGGCCTCACCGCCGCCGGAAAACCGTGAGGCTGAAGCTGGCACGACGAAAGTCGGAAATTCGTGACTTATCTATTTACCCAATGGCAACGCGACCCATGTCATGCTGCACCTGCACAATGGAGCAGAATGCTCATGGCTCAGGTGATGCCCTGTTCGCCTCTCTTTGCCGCGCCGGCGAAGGAATGGTTCGATACCGGCCGCAGCCCCATCGGCATTTTCCGCTTCCGCGGCGGCCGGCATGCGCCGACCACGCGGGGGCTGATCCTGGAGACTTCTGTCGGGCGCCGCTTCATCGCCGCCCGTCCCTCCAGCTTCCCGACACCGCCCTGGCAACTGGACGCCTGGTACGAGTGGCATGCGGATCTCGCCTGGTCCGTCCGCCGGGCGCTTGTGGGGCAGACCTCGCGCCGGCTGGCCCTCTTGCTGGTGTCGGTCGATCTGCGCGCCCGCGCGGCGACCCTGCGCCCCGTCTTCGACAGTGCGCCGACGCAAGACGACCAGGATCAGGTCAGCGGCATCGAGGCTGAGGTGACGGCGGATTTCCTGGGCTGCTGCCACATTGCCATTCAGCCGCTCCAGCTGATGGGGCAGGGACGGCTGCGCCTGCCCCCCGGAATGGTGGCCTATCGGCGGCGATAAAAAATTCCGGTGGCGCAGCGAATTATGCTTGTCCCAGGACTTTAATCCGCTTAAGCCTGAGCTTGTCAGCGGGCGAATTGCGCCCGCCGGCCGGCCTCATCCCTCAGGCCACCTTCTTCACCTTCAAAATTTCGTCGGCATGCCGCACCCGTCCGGGCGCGGTGATGCGGAAGCGACTATCCGCGCCTTGTTCCGCCAGGCCCATGTCGGCCAGGCGGTGCAGGCAGGGACCGTCCTTCAGCCCGTCTGGCCGCCCCGGACGACCCACCAGGGTCAGTCGGTGCAGCGCCGATCGGCAGCAGGTCTCTAGGTAAGGCTCGTTCCACATCGTTCCAAAACGCAACTGGTTGCCGGAGGCGCCGGTGGCCCCCTGTAGCATGCAGGGTGGCCCTGGCGCCTTCTCCGTTCAAGAAGGCCGAGGAGGGCCGCATGAATCCCGCAGAGATGGAGCCGCAGATGCTGGCCACCGCGGTGCAGGCACCGATGATGGTCGCATTGTTCTGGATGATGCATGGGCTGCGGCGCGGTTTGTCCGAGCGCCTGCCGGCCGCGGACGACCCGCCGCCGCCCCGCGACCCGGACGCCCTGTCCCGCACGCGCGATGAGCTGGCGGCGTTCAAGCTGGAAGTCGCGCGGACTTACGTGCCGCTCTCGCTGATCCGCGACGTGGACCAGCGGCTGACGCAGCAATTGCTGCGGATCGAGGAAAAACTGGATGCCGCGACCCGTGCCGCCACCGTGGCGGCTGCGGCGGTGGCGGCGCAACAGCCCCAGCGCGGCTGGCGGCCGGAGGACAGGGCATGACCATTCTCTCCAACCCGCGAATCATGGGCGCTGCCATGCCGGCACCGGTGGATATCTTCGCGCTCACGCTCTGGGCCGAGGCAGGCACCCGTTCCGTCCGCGCGATCGAGGCGCTGGCGGCGGTGGTGATGAACCGCGTGAAACGGGCCGAGGCCGGCGAGGCCGCCCGCTGGGGCCGGGGGGTGGCGGGGGTCTGCCGCGCGCCCTTCCAGTATTCCTGCTGGAACCCCCGCCACCCCCGGCACCTGCTGATGATGGCGGTGTCCCCGGGGGATCCGGCGCTGGCCATGTGCCGCCGCATCGCCGCCCGTGCCATGGCCGGCATGCTGGCGGACCCCACTTTCGGCGCCACGCATCATCACGACGAGGAAGACCTGCCGAACTGGGCCGTAGCCCGCACGCCCTGCGCCGAGCTGGGCGGCTTCCTGTTCTATGCGGCGGAAGCGGTCACCCAGCATGAGAACAAAACAGGAACTTGTGTGCTGGCGTGA